CAGGAATTATTAGCACAAGGGAAAACGAAAACCAAGTATTCCAAACACATAGAAGGAAAAGCTGTTGACCTCGCTCCTTACCCGATAGATTGGGAAGATAGAGAAATGTTTCATTATATGGGTGGAATGTTAAGAGGATTAGGAAAAGCAATGGGTGTCAATATCCGTTGGGGTGGTGATTGGGATTCCGATGGAGATATTAACGATAACAAATTCGATGACTTAGTTCATGTAGAGATAAAAGATTAATTATGAAAAATAAAAAACCTATTAGTTCTCCAAAAACAATGAAAACTTCTAAAAGATTTAATAAAATTGTTCTTTTAGAAACAAAAATACCAAGAAATAAAGAATGGTATAAAAAAAGAGATGAATGTAAAAAAGTTGGAGGAGTTTTTAGAAGTGGTAAATGCAGTAAAAAATTAAAATTTAAAGCTGGTAAACCAGTAAAAGACCCAATTTCAAAAAGATAAATGCAAAATAAAAAAAAGAAGTTTGATGCTGAAAGTTCTGGGTATGATTATGAATCAGCTAAAAAATATGGAATAAAACCAGATTCAACTGGACATTGGCAAAGTAGAGTTCCAAAAACTGGTCTCCTTTTAAAAGGTGCAAAACATAAAACTTGGAAATTAACATTAGAAGGTGAAAAGAAAATGGGATGTAAAGTAGTTAAAAAAGATGGAAGATACTATTCTATATGCCCAGATGATTCATTAAAGAAAAAATAAATGGCGAGAACAACTAAAAAAACGAAAGCCCAAATAAATAAACAATTATGGGAAAGGGCAAATAATTCTCATAGACAAAGATGGCAAACTTTATCCCAAAAAGGATATGATTTTTACCTTAATGAGCAATTATCTAAAGAAGAAAAAGATGCATTAGAAGAATCTGGGATGCCTACATTTACTATTAATAGGGTAACTCCTATTGTAGAAATAATGAAATATTTTGTAACTGCTAATAATCCTAAATGGAAAGCAGTTGGAGCAACTGGGGATGATGTAGACATATCCCAAGTCCATTCAGACATTGCAGATTATTGTTGGTATCTATCTAATGGTAAATCATTATATAGTCAAATTGCTTTGGATGCCCTTACAAAAGGGGTAGGATATTTTCTTGTAGATGTAGATAAAGACGCTGATAGGGGAATGGGTGAAGTAAGATTTAGTAGACTTGACCCCTATGATGTATTTGTAGACCCAGCAAGTAGAGACTTTTTATTTAGAGATGCTAATTTTATTCAAGTAAAAAAGAATATTGCAAGGTCGAGACTTATGAATATGTTGCCAGAGTTTGCAGCTAAGATAAAAAAGGTAACTAGAAGTACTGACGTTGTGTCTTATTCTCAAAGAGATGTTGATTTAGGTGAATCCATACAGCCTGAAGATATTACAATGGGTATCAGTTTAGAAGCTGAAGATGAGGATATTGTTGCATATTATGAAACATATCATAAAAAGAAATTTGAATACTACAATGTATATATAAGAGTTCAGCCTTCTCCAGCTGAGATGGATAATATAAAAGAAGAGGTCCAAAAGCAATTATCTGATTTTCAACAAGAAATTGAAGTTGGATTAATGGAAAAACAAATTCAAATTGAACAAGCTGTGCAATCTGGTGAAATAATTCCAGAAAGAGCTAAATTAGAAATTAAAAAATCTCAAGAAATGGCAGCTCAGGCAATTAAAGAAAAAGAAATGCAACTAATGTCTGAAGCTCAAGACGCTGCGACTGTTGTAAGACAACAAATAATGTCATCATCAGATTATAGAGTTCTTTTAAAATCTCCAGAAGCAAAGAAACAAATTGTTGATGCAATAAAATTTTATGAAAATAGAATTATACAAACTTGCAGCGCTGGTGATGATGTATTTTTATATGAATATACTTTACCAATAAGTGAATATCCAATTATACCTATTCCTTATATGTATACAGGAACACCATATCCAATGAGCGCAGTTACTCCATTAATAGGAAAGCAACAAGAAATAAACAAAGCTCATCAAATTATGCTTCATAATGCAAACTTAGCTTCTAATCTTAGGTGGATGTATGAAGAGGGAGCTGTTCCAGAAGACGAGTGGGAAAGATATTCATCCGCTCCAGGTGCATTGTTAAAATATAGGCAAGGATTTGCAACTCCAACTCCAATACTTCCAGCTCCAATAAATAATGCATTTTATTCGGTGGTTCAGGAAGGTAAGGCTGATGCAGAATATATAAGTGGTGTTCCATCTGCAATGATGGGTTTTGCAAATGAGCAAACTGAAACATATCGTGGATTATTAGCAAATGATGAATTTGGAACTCGAAGATTGAAAGCATGGATGGGAAGCGTGGTTGAGCCAGCGTTAGAACATCTCGGTAGATGTTTTCAAATAAGAGCTCAAAATCATTACAATGTAGAAAAAGTATTTAGAATAGTACAACCTGAAGCTGGTCAAACTCCACAAGAACAAGAAAAAGAAGTAAGAATAAATATACAAATGTATAATGATTATGGAGATGTGATTGGAAAATTTAAAGATTATGCAAGTGCAAGATTTGATGTAAGAGTTGTAGCTGGAGCCACAATGCCAGTAAATAGATGGGCATTATTAGAGGAATATTTTAAATGGTTCCAAGCTGGATTGATTGATGATATAGCAATGATAGCGGAAACAGATATAAGAAATAAAAAACAGATAGTTGAAAGAAAATCTGTTTATTCGCAATTACAATCTCAAGTATCTTCTATGGAAGAAGCTGTTAAAGATAAAGATGGTACAATAGAAACATTACAAAGACAATTAGTACAAGCTGGTATCAAGATGAAAGTCGGAGATGCTGGTAATGAGATACGAAAAGATGTTCTCGAAACTGAGTCTCAACAAAAACTTCTTAGAGGTTTAATGAAAGCTGAGTTTGAAAAAATGCGAGACCAAATGAAAATGGACATGGAATCTTCAAAAGAAGATGTTGCTGAAAACGAGTAATATTGACTCTTGAAAAGTATATACTATGTTCATTAAATTAAAAACAACTCTAAAATAGGAGACAGTATGTCAGAACAAGTAGGTAACGCTACAGAAGCCCCCGAAAGTGCAAACGTACAAGATGCAGTGATGGACATGACTTCCGATGATTTCTTTGAAGCATTAGATAGTCAGGTCAACGGTGCAATAATAGACGAACCTTCGCAACCAACCTCGGAACAAAGCGGTAATACGCAGACGAGCCCTAATGTAGAAGTTCAGAATGAAGAATCCGTTTCAAACGAAGTGGATACTTTACAAAAAAGGTATAGTGATTCAAGCAGAGAAGCAAAAAGGCTAAACGGAAAACTTTCCGAATTAGAACCTTATATGCCTATCCTTGATGCTATGCGAGAAGACCCCAATTTAATTACTCATGTGAGAAATTATTTTGAGGGTGGAGGTCAAACCCCACAAACAATGACTGAGAAGTTGAATCTAGGAGAGGACTTTGTCTTCGACGCTGATGATGCTTTTTCTCAACCTGAATCTGATTCAGCAAAAGTATTAGGAGCAACCGTTGATGGACTTGTCCAAAAAAGGTTAAATAATGCTTTGCAAGGGCAACGAGTAGAAAATCAAAAACTAGCGAAGGAAACCCAGTTTCGTCAAAAGCATGAAATGAATGACGAACAGTGGAGTCAATTCACTGATTTTGCTAAATCTAAATCTCTTGAACTTGAAGATATTTACTTTCTTATGAATCGTAAAGGTAGGGATGAGAAGATAGCTAATAACGCCAGACAAGAAGTTCATAATAAAATGAAAGAGGTCCAAGGTCAACCGGGTACACTTGCAACACAAGGAAGCACTCAGGTTGAAAAATCTCCAGACGATTCAGTCTTTGAAGCCATTTTGGGTTCGACCAACGAACTAGAAGAGGCTTTTGGTATTTAAATAATGCTAAAGGCCATTAACTCAAAATAAAGAGGTAATAAAATGGCTGATGATGTATTTGGCTTAGGTACCTATTCAGATGTAGCAAGCTACAGTTCTGATGGTACTACAAAAGACACTGGCGACCTTAGACGAAAGTACAATTTTGGGGATAGAGTTTCTGAACTGAACATTGCTCAAGACCCTTTCTTCCGATTTGTATCTAAGGTTTCCAAAAAACCTACGGATGACCCTGAGTTCAAATTTACTGAACGAAGACCTTCGTATCACAAACGATATGCTTATGTAATGGGAGCTGTCAACGCATCTGGAGCTGATTATTTTGGTGATTCTGAAATAATTGCGACTAATGATGCTGGGGCTGGAACTTCTGTTGCACAAGGAGACACTGTTAAATTGTATATGGCTGGAGATTATAAATCTGGTGGAAATTTACAGAATGTCTATGGAAATACTGACAATGATTGGTCGGTTGGAGCAACTGGAACAAGACCTGCTTTTTTCTTAGCGGGTCAAGTAGTAAAAGTTCCTATGACAAGTGCTACTGATGGTACTCTATGGGGAAAAGATTACATTCTTGTAAAAATAGAAGCTGTTACAGATTCTCTTACAAAAGATAGTAAAGAATGTGTTCTTGTTACTGGTACTGTTGTAAAGGCATCCACAACTTGTGGTGAATTTGCTGGTTGGCATACAAACAACTTTAGTCCTTCTGGTGATTCAGCTGGTGATGAAGTTGTTGCTGATAAATCAATTGCTACAGTTCTAGAATCTGCTCGTTCTTACGTTGTAGGCTCTGCTCATTCTCAAGGTTCTGGTTATCCAGAGACTTGGAAAGACCAACCTTTCTCAACTGGATTTGGGCTTACTCAAATTTGGAAAACTGCTATGGCAATGAATAACACAACACGTGCTACCGTTCTCAAGTATGAACCAAATGAGTTTGCAAGAATCTGGCGTGAAAAGTTGATTGAGCATAAGTTCGACATTGAGACATCATTACTATTTGGTTCTCAAGGGACTGTAGATAGCGTCAATTACACAGAAGGAGCTGTTGATTTTATTACTGGTTATGGTAATATTTTTAGTGGTTCAGGAATGGGTGGTTCAGGAACTAAAGCTCAAGATGATTTTCTTGATGATATTAGTAATTTCCTTGACCCTCGTTACAACAATGCAAATGCTACTTTATTCATGGTATCAACTGATGTATATAATTGGTTGCATAAATTAAGTGGTTACTTCTCTGCTAATGTTTCTAAAGTCGCAGACGGTTCTGGAGGCAGTTCTACTGCTCTCGGAAGAGCTGACTTTTCTATTGGAAACAAGAAAAGCGTCTTTGGTGTAGATATTACACAGATTTACACTCCTTATGGGGTAATGAATGTGTCTCGTAATATTCACTTGGACGGAACAACAATCAAAATGCTTGGTGTAAACATGAAGTATTGTGCATATCGACCTCTGGTTGGTAATGGACTAAATCGTGATACAGCGGTATATGTTGGAGTTCAGACTCTTGAGAATAGTGGCGTTGACCGTAGGGTTGACTTAATTCAAACCGAGGCCGGTATGGAATGGCAAATGCCAGAAGCCCATGCGGTCTGGAAATAGGGGGTAAATCATGGCTAATCCTTTATATGGTCAAAACAAAGCTGACAATGCAATAAATAATGCTCCTAAATTGGCTATAAGTGCTCAATTGGATTTAACTTCTACTGCTGGTGTTTATCCAGTATTAGATGTTCCAGCTGGGACTTACGTTCATAAAGTACAAATCCTTGTTACTGCGGTTATTACTGCAGGTTCAATGGATATTGACGTAGGAGATGGAGATGATGCTGACCGTTTCATTGACGGTTGGGCAGCTGCTACTGGAGCTTTAGCACTTGGTTCAATCATTGATTGTCCAGGCGCAGGAGCCGGTGTAACTAGTGGTCGACACTATGCATCTGCTGATACTATTGATATTGACATCAATACTGTCGCAAGTGCTGGTAAAGTACGATTACTAGCTTGGTGTAGTAAACTTGATGGTTTAGCACCAGCTTCATTAAATGCAATACCAGTTGAACAAGCTTTGGCTGATTAACTGATTAAAACAAAGTATATGGGGGGCTTCGGCCCCCTATATATAATAAAAGATTTTATATGGCAGTAGTAACAGATATACAAGCAACAGTTCTATCGAACACTGGGAGAACTCCAACCGATAATAGCGTTGAAGATGCTCAAAGATACGTAGCTGCAAGTATTCCAAAAGATTTATTAAAGTGGGCTTCTAGTCAATCTGGAGTTATGACAAGTAATGCAGATTCAGATGCAACTCTAAACGTAGATACTATTTTAAGTGTTAAAAGAAATGGATACGCTTGTGAAGAAATATCTTTAGATGATTTAGTTTGGGCAGCTGATTCTAGTAGTTTAAAAAAGGCAACGGCAACACATCCTGCTTATGCTATTTCTGATGGAAAAATTCAAATACAACCAGAACCAGCAGTTGGTCAAGAAGGTTATTATTATTATGTAGATTATTCTAAAATAGATGATGATTCTGATTTAAGAAATGCAGTTATTAATTATGCAAGTTCAAGAGAATTTACTTCATTGGCAATTTCTACTACATTTCCTAGTCTTTCTTGGGGAAAAGAAACTCCCCCAACATTTACCCCTCCCACATTACAACAACCAGATTGGTCCGATGTAGAAAATTGGATTACAACTGAAGAAGATTCAGAAATGCTTAATTCAAGAGTAAGTGCAATACAATCTCAAATTGGAGAATATACTGCAAAACTTCAAGCGTCTCAGGCTGAGTTTGGTTCTGAATTACAAGATTATCAAGCAAGAATCAATGAAACAGTCCAATTAAATCAAGGACAAATCGCTGAATGGCAAGCTGAAAATGGTGTTAAATTAAGTCATTATTTACAGCTATCTGCTCAACATTATAATTGGGCAATGACTGAAATAAAAACTTATATAGAAAATAACACAAGAACCTTAGATAAGGTAGTGGAATTACAAAGAGGTAAGTAATGGCAAACGAAATAAATACACAGATTAGTCTAAATATTAAAACTGCTCTTGGGGCAAGGTTAGATAGGTCTGAAGTAAAAAAAATAGACATGACTGGTGAATCCGTATTGCAAACAACTCAATTAGTCGAAGCAAGTAATGTTGCTTTGGATATGTCTAATACAGAATTAGGGACTCCCGGTTATGTATTTATAAAGAATTTAGATGCAACAAATTATTGTAGTATTGGATTAACTGGTAGTTATACAATAAAATTAAAAGCTGGTGAGTTTTGTTTATTCAGAGCAGCTGCTGATTTATTTGCAGCTTTTGATACTGCACCTGGATATTTAGAAATAATAGTAGTTGAAGACTAATGACAGTCCTAGAAGTAATGGAGCGTCTTAATATCAAAGAGGAAACTCTTGCTATTGCTTGGATAAAAGATGCAATTCATTTAATACAAAGCAATACAAAAGAAAAAGTTGAATCCACTAAAAGAGATTTGATTAAATCTGTAAATAGTACAGATAATGTATATATACTTCCAGCTGATTTGGTTTCTTTAGAGAATATATCAATTAAAGATACAAGTGATAGTAAATATAAGAAAATTAGAAGATTGACAACTCAACCACATTATTTAGCTGAGGATGCTTCACCATGAGCTCATATGTAGATAAGGAATGGTTTTATTATTTAAGAGGTAGAGAAATTCTTTTATATAAGATGCAAGGTGGTTCAAGTGGGCAAAGAATCACTCAATCTGGAGTATTCCAATCTTATGATAAAGAATTAATGTATCCAAATGAGGATATTGCCGATGGATTAAGAATAGAATATACAAGGGTAAGTGAACCATTTGTAGCTGAGGCTTTAGAAACAACGACTGCATATGCCAGTGGGGCTTCATTTATTTTTCAAGATACATCTACGGCATTTTTTACAGGTTCAAGTGATATTGACTTTTCTTCTTCTGGTAATAGGATAATTACGTTTGATGATACTTCAAAATATTTTTATGCAGGTCAATCAATAGTTATTAGCGGAACAAGTAGTAATAATGGGACTTTTACTGTTGCTACGGTTGCTAGCTCTACTCAAATAACGACTACTCAATCTCTTTCAGATGAATCGAATACATCTGCTGTTTTTAAAAGTTCCACTGGTGCTATTTTAGGAGGGACTGCTGGTACAAATACATTTACAGATTTCCTAGCATCAGATAAAATAAGAGTAAGAGGTTCTTCTAGTAATGATGCTGATTATACAATATCTTCTATTTCATCTAATGGAGATGCTTTAATTGTATCATCTGTTCCGTCTGCTTTAGAGTCAGCTGGAGAAAGAATCTCTATTACTCAAATACCATTAGAAGACGACACTCCAGACGCAACATCACATATCAATCTTAACAAAATGCTTTGTCTTGCAATTATTGATTATTGCAAAGCAATGTTAGCAGAGAAAAATGGAGAGATAGATAAAAAAGAATATTTTATGAAAGAGTTCTATAGTAAATTAGGCGACAACGATAGTAATAAGAGGAACATATCGGTTACGTTCCCAGCAGGTCCTTTCGCAGTAAAATAAGAATTAATGCCTTAATGGCGGTGGTGGTGGATAATATATAGGTACAAGTTATGGCAGATAACTTACGAAAATACACAACCCAAGAAGTGTTAAATAAGGTGTATGAAGATTCTTCTGGGAATACAATAGGCATAAACGCCGCTACAGCAAAAGAAACATTAAACGCAGCCCTTGATGAATCTAATAGTAGATTAAATGTATCTCTCGCAGGAGGTACAATATCTGGTGATGTTACCATTACTGGAGATTTAACTGTAAGTGGTGGTGGTTCATTATCCTTTGATGAGATACTAGAAGGTACTCAAGTAATAGATGTAAATGATACAGAAGCCTTACTGGTACGCAAGGATGATGATGGTGGTGATGTATTCATTGTAGATACCACAAACAGCCGAGTTGGAATTGGAGTGTCGCCCAGTTATGCCATTGATGTAAGTGCGAACTCTATACTAATTGGCTCAGACAACTCAGCAACTTCGAGAACCAATGACGCCTTAAAGATTGGT